AATTGAGTCGCTGAACGAAGAGAAAAGGAGGCTCGTTCGGGAAATGCGACTGCTTAAAGAGCAACTCAACAAATACAAATCGGCCTACACTGAATTTGAACAGCGGCTGCGCTGGACGAGAAGAGGCGAAGAGTAATCACCCCCCACACAAACACGAACCCAACAATGAAAAGGATAACGATTGAAGAGCTGCACCTACTGAACTTCCGCGGTGCGCGGGATGTCAGGGTCAGCTTCACGGCCGGGACGAACATCGTCTGCGGCGATAACGGTACGGGCAAGTCTACGCTGATGGACGCCTTCCTCTGGACGCTTTTCGGCAAGGATGCGGACGACCGAAAAGACTGCGAGATCAAACGTATCGAGGCCGGCAAGACGCTCCGACGCACGGACGCTACGGTGGAATGTCGGCTCAACGTGGACGGTCGACTGCACACGCTGCGGCGCTCACTCCGGGAGGTCTGGAGTAAGCCGCGCGGCGCCACGGAGCCCGTCTTCAAGGGCAACGAGACGGAGTACTCGATCAACGATGTGCCCAAGAAGATGAGCGAGTTCGACGCCTGGGTGGCGGAGCATCTGGCGCCTGCGGACGTCTTCCGTATGCTGACCGACGCCGGCTGCTTCCCCCGCCTGAGGTGGGAGAAACAGCGCGAGAAGCTCTTTGAGCTGGCCGGCGGCGTGGACGAAAAGGCCGTGCGGGACGGTGTGGACGGCCTCGCGGATCTGCTCGCACGCCTCTCGGACAAGTCGCTCGAGGATTACAAGCGGGAGCTGGCCGCCCGAAAGAGGAAGCTCAGGAAGGCGCTCGACGAGATCACGCCGCGCACCGATCAGACGCGCCTGATGATCCCCACCACCGACGCCCGCGACGTCTGGGAGCGCCGACTGGCCGAGGCCGACCAAAAGCTGGCCGCACTGAACCGGGAGGCTGCCGACTTTGCCGCCCAGGAGCGTGCACGGGGCGCCGAAGCCCGTCGCCGGGTGGAGGAGGTCGAGGCGCTCAAGACCCGCATGGCCCGCCGCACGGCCGAGCTACGGCGTGCCGCCACCACCGAGGCTGAACGGCTGAACGAGGGGCGCCGGCAGGTCGAGGTGCGCCTCCAAGACCTCCAAGCGGCGGAGGCCACCGCCACGCGCAGGCTCAAGGACGCCACGGCGGAGGTGGACGAGCTGGCCCTACGGATCAACCAAAAGGAAGAGGCCTGCGAGCGGCTGCGCGCCGCGTGGTACGCCGAGAGCGCCCGGCCTTACACGGGCGACAACGTGTGCCCGCATTGCGGACAACCGCTGCCGGAGGAGATGCAGCGAGACAATCGCCGGCGGTTCGAGGAGTCGAAAAACGAGCGCCTCAGCCAGATCCAAACCGACGGCCACCGGACGAAGGCGGAGATCACCCGGCTGGAGGAGGAGATGAAGACGGCCGAGGCGCGGGTGGACAAGGCCGCCGCCGAGGTCTTCGAGGCCGAAAAGCGCGCAGAGACGCTCCGGGAGGAGCTGGCCGAGATGCCCGCCGCGGTGGCGCCCGCTGCGGTGGATCCGATGGCGGATGAGGCGTACCGCGCCATGGCCGAAGAGCTGAAGCGGCTGGAGGCGGATGCCCCGCAGACCTCGCCGGCGCCCGAACCGAATGGCGGCGCGGCCATCACCGCCCGACTGGCGGCCCTCAATAAGGAGCGCGACGCCGTCCGCGCCGGCCTCCAGCTGTGCGACACCGCCGACAGCCTCCGCGCGGAGATCCGGCGCTTGGACGAAGAGAGCCGCACGCTGGCCCAGCAGCTCTCGGAGGCCGACAGGGACGAGGACACCATGCGCCGCTACACCCGCGCCCGCATCGAGGCCCTGGAGCGGCGGGTGAACAGCCTCTTCCGCACGGTTCGCTTCCGCCTCTTTGAGTACACCAACGAGGGAGGCGAGGTGGACACCTGTGTGCCGCTCGTGGGCGACGACGGCGTACCCTACCCGGTGGCCAACACGGCCGCGCAGGTCTGGGCGGGGCTGGAGATCATCCACGTCTTGCAACAGCACGCCGGCGTCTCGGCCCCCGTGTTCGTGGACGGCGCCGAACGCCTGACCCACTTCCCCCGGATGGACCATCAGGCCATCCTGCTCAAGGTGGCGCAAGGCGTCCGGCCGATGCGGGTAGAATGCGCAGAGGTGCAAAAAGAGGAGGAGAGGGCATGAAAACCTTCAAGGAACTCGCCCACGCATGGTTGGAGGATAAGAGGAAATACGTCAAGCCCTCCACGATAGGCACCTATGCATTGCAGATGAACAAACACATTCTGCCGGCATTCGGAGATCACGAGTCTGTCTCGGAGAACGACGTGCAGGCGTTCATTTTGGATAAGCTGCATAGCGGGATGAACATCAAAAGCGTCAGGGATATTGTGGTCACGACTAAGTCCATCGTCTACTTCCGAGAGAAGCAGCTGGGACTCCCACATGTAGGCATGCGGCTCGTTTACCCCACGCATGCCATAAAGCAGGATCGGGTAAGCACGCTCTCACGTCAGCAACAGAAAGTGATCACGGACTACGTGATAGCCAACTTCACGTTTCGCAACCTCGGTCTCCTCATCTGCCTAAACACCGGCCTGCGCATCGGCGAACTGTGTGCCCTCCGATGGTCGGACATTGACGTCAAGGAAGGCGTGATTCGCGTGCAGCGCACCATCCAGCGCGTCCCTTCAGTGGACAAAGATCTCCGCCTGAAGGGGACAAAGCTGATGGAGACTGACCCCAAGACGATCAACTCCGTCCGAGACATCCCCTTTGGCGGTAAGCTGGCGCAACAGCTTCGGAAGCTCAATCATATCGTCTGCCCCGAATACTACGTGCTCACCAACGAACCTAAGCCCACCGAGCCACGCGTCTATCGGACGTATTACAACGCCCTGATCGAGCAGCTCGGCCTTCCCCACCTGAAGTTCCACGGGCTTCGCCACACGTTCGCCACGCGCTGCATTGAGGTGGGGTGCGACTATAAGACGGTCAGCGCCCTGCTCGGACACGCCGACATAAGCACCACGCTCAACCTCTACGTCCACCCGGATATGGATCAAAAGCGGCGGTGCGTCGAGAAGATGAATAAGGAACTGAGATAACCAGCTCTTCCGCCCCCGATTCCTATGGCACAAATCCCCTTCCAACACGGTGAGCAATACGTCTACACCAACGGCCCGATGGGCCCAGAGTACGTGACCTTCGTGTATCCCGGGATCAATCACTACAACTTCATGGACGCCGACGGCCGCACGATCCGGCTCAGCCATTCCGAGGCCGTGTCCTTTATCCAATCCATTTAATAAACCTCAAACAAAATGAACGTAACAGAGCAAATCACCCGGGGCACGATCGAGGTGCCCGCAGCCGGCGGCAATGTGACCGTCGAGATCAGTGTAGAACGCAATCCAGAAGGCGCGCCCGTTGAACTCACGGCTAGCTTTCGGCGCACCGCCAAAGACGGTAGTACGCAGTATTTCGGCAGCGCACAGGCCGGGCCAGACGGATCCGTGGGCCTCTATTTGAGCGCAACCAGCACCCCGTTGCCCGACGGCCTAAAGGGCTCCCTGCTGGCCGCCGTACTGAAAGAGGCCGCCGCCGTTTTCCAACCCGAAACGAAGGAAGCGGCCGAATGACCAACCACGGTGAGGGGCGGCTGGGCCACATGTCCACCGCCCCCACCCAAACAGATAAACGCCTAAACAATTCAACCGGGCCGTTAGGCCCCAACACCTAACGCCCCAACACACAAACAGAAATGGAAACTACCCACACCGCCCCGGCCATGCAGCCGCAGGGCACAGCAACGACAGAAGAGCGAGGCATCACCCGCTACACCGTGAACGGCGAAGAGATCGCCCTGAGCGAGAAGATCGTCACCGACTTCCTCACCCGCGGCAGCAACGTCCCCCGGGCAGACATTGTGCAATTCATCGCCATCTGCAAATACAACCGCCTGAACCCCTTCTTGAATGAAGCCTACCTCGTCAAGTACGGCGACAAGCCGGCCCAGATGATCGTCTCGAAAGAGGCGCTGCTGAAGCGCGCCGAAAGCTGCCCTGGCTTCGACGGGCTACAGGCCGGCCTGATCCTCAAACGAGGCAGCGACATCGTCGAGGAAGAGGGCGCCTTCCTTCTCCCCGAGGATCAGCTGCTCGGTGGCTGGGCGCGCGTCTACAGGACGGATCGCAAGTACCCCTCCACGGCGCGCGTATCGCTCACCGAGTACGACCGCAAGCAGTCCACCTGGAATACCATGCGCGCCACCATGATCCGCAAGACCGCCGTCTCACAAGCTCTGCGTGAAGCCTTTCCCACGCAGCTCGGCGCCCTGTACACCGCCGAAGAGCGCGGCATTCCCGAAGACGCCACCTACGAAGACGTCACCCAGCGCCTCGAGCGCGAGAAGGCCGCCGAGGCCAACCGCACCCCGCTCAGTATCGACAACGTACCACCCGCCGCCGGCCCAGCTTCACCGGCGCCCGCAGCCGCCCCGAGATTCTGATCCACAGTCATGCTATGCCCTCTCAATACACAACCCGCCAACCGTCATGTTCGCAAAAGATAGACAAACCCTCGGCAAAGCCCTCTGGACTGTGTCCGAAGAGCTGAGAGGCTCGATGAATGCTGACGACTTCCGAGATCACATCCTCGCCTTCCTCTTCCTGCGCTACCTCTCCGGACGCTACGAGCAGACCGCACGCGATGTCCTCGGCGACGCATATCCTTCGCCAGACCGTCTACTCAGTGGGCAGACCCCACTGAAAGTCTGGTATGAGCTTCACCCGCAAGACATCGACGAATTTGAAGACAAGATGCGCAGCCGCATCCACTACGTCATCCATCCCCTGTACCTCTGGAGTCACATTGCCGAACTCGCCCACACGCAAAGCGGCGATCTGCTCCGAACGCTGGAGGATGGCTTCCGACACATCGAAGAGCATTCGTTTCAGAGCAGTTTCCGTGGGCTCTTCTCTGAGGTCGACCTTCACTCCGACAAGCTGGGGAAAGGCCTCGCGGCCAAGAACGACATGCTCTGCACCATCATCCGTAAGATCCACGAGGGCATAGCTGACTATTCGACCGACGCAGACGATCTGGGCGATGCTTACGAATACCTTATCGCCCAGTTCGCCTCTGGGGCGGGTAAGAAGGCCGGCGAGTTCTATACCCCGCAAACCGCCTCTACCATTCTGGCGCGCATCGTGGTGCTTGACAGCCAAGACCCATCGCGCGGCCCACGCCAGCATTTGCCTCGCGTGCTTGATTTCGCCTGCGGTTCCGGCTCCCTCCTGCTCAACGTCCGCCGGCAGATGCCAAACCCCAACAGCGTCGGCACATTCTATGGGCAAGAGCAGAACATCACCACCTACAATCTGGCCCGTATGAATATGCTTCTGAACGGTATCAAGGACGACGCTTTCAAGATCTTCCACGGCAATACGCTGACCAACGAATGGCGGGAGGTCTTTGCACCCGACGATCCGAATAAGGCCATCCGCTTCGACGCTATTGTGGCCAATCCACCCTTCAGCCTCAAATGGGCACCCCGCGAAGAGTTGGCCTATGACGCCCGTTTCTGCAACTACGGTCTCGCCCCCAAGAAGGCTGCCGATATGGCCTTCCTGCTCCACGGCTTGCATTATAAGGAGGACGGCACGATGGCCATCATCCTGCCCCACGGCGTGCTCTTCCGTGGCGGCGTAGAGGGGAGTATCCGCAGCAAACTGATCGAAGACGGCCATATCGACGCCGTAATCGGCCTGCCTGAGAAGCTCTTCTTCTCGACCGGAATCCCTGTTTGCATCCTTGTGCTCAAGAAGTGCACCCGCCCAGACGATGTGCTCTTCATCGACGCCAGCCGAGAGTACGCCAAAGACAAGAAGCAGAACCGCCTGCGCATGGGGCAGAATGGCGAGCCGGACGACGTTGGGCACATCGTCGACACTTATAGCCACCGCCGCGAAGAGCCGCGCTACTCGCGCCGTGTGCCGATCCAAGAAATCCGCGAGAATGACTACAACCTCAACATCCCGCGCTACATCGACACCTACGAAGAGGAAGCACCCATCGATCTGCACGACGTCATGCACCGGATCCATAATCTCGAGGCACGTCGCACCGAGCTCGATCGCCAAATCGCCGCCTGCTTCGCCGAACTGGGTATAACTAACATCCAATAATTCCACCCTATGCGCCTCACCATATTAGGAAACAGCTCCGCCGCCAACGGCTACGTGTTAGATAACGGCCACGAGGCACTCGCCTTGGAATGTGGCTGCCCGCTCGCCGACCTCCAGCGCGCCGTCAACTTCGACCTCCGGCGTGTGGCTGGCGTCTTGCTCACCCATGAGCACGGCGACCACGCCCGACACGCCCTGAAGTACATCAAGGCCGCCCTGCCGCTCTACGCCTCCGAGGGCACACTGATGCGGCTTCCCGACGAGGTCTGCACCTCCACGTTTTCGCATCCCGTGCGCCCACCCAAGCCTTTCCGTGTAGGTGGTTTCCGAGTGCTCCCCTTCGACGTGAAGCACGACGCTGCCGAACCGCTGGGCTTCATGGTGGCGCACCCCGAGATGGGCGCTTTGGTCTTTGCCACCGACACGCGCTTCCTACCCTACACGTTCGACGGCGTAAAGACATGGCTCCTCGAGTGTAACTACGACACCGCCCTACTGGCTGAGAACGCCCGGGCGGGCATCGTCTCCGAGGCGCAGCGCGTGCGCGTGATCGAGAGCCACATGAGCCTCGACACCTGCCGCGAGACGCTTCAGGCCAACGACCTCTCCGAGACGCGCCGCATCATCCTCATCCACCTATCCGACCGCAACTCCGACGCGGCCCAATTCAAGAAAACAATCGCCCGCGCCACCGGCCGCGAGGTCATCACCGCCGACCGTGGGCAAACTATCGAACTCAATTAATCACAACACATAAACAAATAGGAGAACAACATCATGGCATGGTATAAATGCAAAGTGATTTTCGTCGAAAAGATCGACGAAAACGGAGAGAGAAAAGAAGACGTAAAAGAGCAGTATGCAGTTGAAGCCGTTTCCGTAACGGACGCCGCTACGATCATTGCTGGCCATTTAGATGGCTTCAATTTCTCACTTGAGGAAGTCACAAAAATGCAGATCAAAGAGGCGTTTTTGCAGCAACCTGCAAACGGGTTTCGCCCCGATGGTTATCCGATCTTTATTGCAAAGCTGGCATTAACTACAACCGATGATTACGGAATCGAGAAGAAGCAGGGCTTTCGTTACATGATCGAGGAGAGGACGTTTGAAGACGCATACGATCGTTTGCAAGGCGAAATGATAAGCAGTATATCAGACATCGAGATAATAAGCATATCACTTTCTCCGATCGTTCAGGCGATCGAGGCCGAAAAGAAGGAGGGCGCGCAATGAAAGTGCGAAAATTTGACTCGCAACACGCCGCGTTTTGGATGGCTGCAAAAAATGCCATTCGAAACATTGAGGAAACTGGGAGGATTATACATATGGGCGCTTATTCGCTTATTCTTGTGGCTACAGACGGGGATCCGATAGACGGGGAAGATGATTACGTTAATTACGAACTGTCCACTTGCAGCATGGGTGGAAATGATCCAGACCGTGAGAAACTTGCTGAGATTTTAGCCTTATCCCTTTGCCGAGGTGAAAGGAATCAGAGATTCGGCAAAAAGGTATTCTTGCGATACATCGAAAACGTAGACCTCGACACGCTGCGAGACATTCAGAAAAGGATCGAGAACCGACTAAACATGGAGGCCGCCGTATGAGCCGCGCCGCATACGACCGCGCCCGCGCGGAGTACATAAAGACTCACACGCGAGAAGAGCGGATACGCCTTGTATGGATAATGACTGCGTATGTAGCCGGATATATCGAAAGCATAGATCGCCCAGATCTATCCGAATCCTGGGATTTTGCTTATTCTATGAGAACGCTGAAAGAAGAGGGCGTAGATATAAGACAGGCAGAGGCCTTTTGTGAATCCATAAGAGCCGGAATAACATCGCCTGCATTGCAGAGTTATGCGCGCCACGCAGCTTTTGCGTTCTACGCCCTACTTGCTTATGTCGACAAAGAGGGAGAGCTGGATAGGAACGGACTTCTCAGAGAGGTAGAGAAATGGGACCTATCAAAGCACACGAGCGATCCTGGTTGCCTATTACGTCTTGCCTTCCGCGAGGCAGAGCACGCGCTGATCACTTTACCACGAACGACTATTTCCAAGAAGGAAACAGTCGCTGAATCTGAATAACAACCTGCCGGGGGTGAGTAAAGCCCCCGGCATATACCCTCACAATGGAATTACATATAACACCAAAAGAGCAAATCCTTCGAGAGCTGGAGGTGATACAGGCGTGCGAAGAAGAAACCATCTCCGAGGAGGTCTCCAAGGTGATCGAGTACGGACAGACGCTCGCTCCGTATATATCGAGATCCGGAAAGCTACTGGCCGACGCTAAGCACCACCTGAACACGCGCATGAAGGAGAACACGTTCGACGCCCTCCGAAAGACGGCCAAGCAAGGCGGAGCCACTGCGAAAGCGATAAACGCCATCGTGGACAGCCTCTGCGCCGAGGAGCGCTATTTGGTGGACTTCGCCGAGCGTGTGAACCGTTGCGGCGTGCACCGCCTCGATTGGTGCCGCACGCTCATCAGTAAGGCCAAAGAGGAAATGCGCCTCTCTGGCATGCAACCCACCTAACACAGATAAATAAGGAACGCGCACACGCGTACAATAATATATACCCCATAACCATGTGCAAGAAAACTTACTTTAATCACGACTGCGAGGCTCGCAACGATGAAAAGCTCATCGCCCTGCGCATCCGATACGGCGCAGAGGGATACGGCGTCTACTTCATGCTCATAGAGATGTTGCAGGCCGCTCCGGGCTGCGTACTCGAGAAAGACTATAAGGCGCTGGCCTTCGATCTGCGCGTGAGTGCGCGCCGGATTAAGTCTATCGTCGAAGACTTCGGACTCTTCACTCCCACCGACGGCGGCAAAAAGTTCTACTCTGAGCGACTCGTGAGGTACGCCACGGAGGTAGATGAATCCTATGAGCGGTATGCGGAGGCCGGAAGGAAGGGTATGAAATCCCGCTGGAACAAGTCTGAGCCGATAACGATGTTATCGATTTTGATAACGATGTTATCCAAGCCACCCCCGATGCAAAAACTAAAGAGGAAAAGGAAAGAGAAAAAGAAACATTCCCCCCTATAACCCCCTATAAAGAAAAAGAGAAAGCAAAAGCAGAAACCGTGTGTTTTATGGCGCGTGCGCGCGAAAACGAGGGCGAGGGTACAAAAGACTCGCAGTGCGATACACCCGTAAACATCGAAAGCCCCGAAACGGACGCCCCCGGCAGGGCGGATCACAATGGGGTGTCGGCGGACGCCTTGCAAACCGAAGCCGTGGAAGAGGTCAAGGCCGAAGAGATTGCACCGAGCGAGGTGGACAAGCCTGCAAATCCTCGCACACCGATGAAGCGCCCCACGCTGGAAGAGGTACAGGCCTGTATTGCCGAGCGCGGATACAATGTGGACGCGGAGGCCTTCATCGCCTACTACGAGAGCGTCGGCTGGAAAGTGGGAAACAAAGCCATGAAGAGCTGGCAGCACGCCCTCGTAACATGGCAGAAACGAAACGCCCACACCGCAACCACCCCACAATTCAACCCACAAACACCAAACTTCAATGGACAAGGATTTACTAAGACGCTGGCAGAACAGCGTAGAGACAGGAATAACGAGGAGTGCGCCGACTTCTTTGCCCGCAAAATGGCAGAGATCAATGCTCGAGAGATGGCACGACGCGAAGGCGCTGCTGGAGCACTTTAGCCCCCGAGCGCTGTCTGAGGGTGTCGCCCAGATCGGAGAGGCGCCCGAAGACGTGGATCGGATCTTCGATCAGACACACGCCGATGAATACCCCTCGCTTGCCCGTATCGGTCGGACTTACGACGTGGATACGCCCCGCATGTTGCTCTACCTGCACCTCAAAGATTACTGCAACATGGAAGGCGTAACCGAATACACCTCCGAACAGCTCTACAGCGTGGCCGACGTGATCGCGTCCGAGTATGGGCACCTGAACGCCGGGGAGATCATGCTCTTTTTCCGCCGCATGAAAGCCGGCCGTTACGGCCACATGTACGGCAATCGCTTGCAGGGCTCCGTCATCACCTGCGCCATCGGCGAGTTTATGGCTTACCGCGCCCAGCACATGCAGCGCGTCGAACAGCAAAAGCGCGACGCCGCCCGTAAAGCCTCCTCGGCCCGCGCCATCACCTACACCGAATACTGCCAAATGAAAGTCGCCGAAGCCGCCGACATCATCAGCCGGAAAGCTGAAGCCCAAACTGCATAACACCCCAAGGAATGGAAATGACTACCGACCACCGGCAAAAGACCGGCGCCTATTATAGGTTATCGGATTGCGTCCGTAATTCTTAAACGAGTAATAGACTGAAGGGAATACAGGGCCATACCGCCACGCTTCGACCCTTTCAAGTTTCGCCCCGTCCGTTGGCTTATCAAGCAAGGCTAACATGTAACCATGAGCGATATAAACGAGCTTCATCAACTTTAAGGGTCGAAGTATTTCGTCGTTCTGCTGAGAGAGTTCGACAAAGTAGTTCGCTATAGAAAGGGCATAATTCTCCACGACTCTTCTTTCTGTTTTATCCATTTCTCTGCACAAAAGTACCTCAATTGTCGGGTCTGGCAAGCCGTTGCAAGACGTTATAGAGGTAGGGAGAAACTATATCAGAGGGAGACTTTCGGAATGGCTGTTTGGATTTAGTCTGCAAATAAGAAATCGCCTGAAAAAGAGCGTCTGAGAACATCCGAAAGCCGCTTCGATCACTCTGCACGCAAATAAAGCAAGAGCCGCCCGGGGACATCCCGAACGGCTCCGTAACTCCTCGACCAACATGGGCGGCGAGCTGTTTTAGGTTGCAAAGTGGCGGTAACGCTCTGATCGAGATCTTTTTTTGGCAGAAAGTCGCAGGTCGCGACGAAGTGCCCCATCTACTTTTGCCGCCGAAACAAAACAACCAACAGATTTCAACATGGATAAGATGAAGATGATTCTCGCACTACTGGCGGCGAAGTTCCCAGGCGTGCGGAAGGACGGTCTGAATATGCTGGCGCGCTTGATGGCGTTACAGACGGAGACCGAGGATGAGGCGAAGGCCGCGGTGGAGCGCCTGACCCGGGACGGGGTGGACGCTTTTGTACGAGACTTTCGCTCGGATGTGGATAAGGAAGTATCCGACGGCACACGCACGTTTGAAGAGAATCTCCGGCGCAAATTTGACCTTGTGGAAAAGCAGTCCGAGCCTCGCGCCGATGAGGTGAAGCCAAAGGCTGACCCCATGCCGAAGAAAAGGGAGGGAGCAGACGCTGAGACGGATCTCCAAGCGGTCGTTGCTAACGCTGTCGCCAACGCCGTGAAGCCGCTCAAGGAGCAGCTGGAACGGTACGAGCGTGGAAACGTGAATCAGTCGAGGCTTCAGGCGCTCACCGACCGATTGAACGCATGCAAGGATGAGAGCTTTCGCGCCAAAGCGCTGAAGGATTTCGGCCGCATGACGTTCGACACGGAGGAGGCTTTCAACGAATACTTGACGGACACGGAGACGGATGTGGCAGACGCCAACAAACGTATGGCAGACGCCAAACTGGCCGGGGGGCCTGCGGGCCCCGGCGAATTTGGCCGGGGGCGTCTTCGGACGCCGGCGAATTTGGCCGGGTACCCGCGAAATGACCCTCGCCGCGGACCTAAATTCTGTTTTTGATGCGAAATGACCCTCGCCGCGGGCTCCAAATCAGTTTTTGACCCAAAACGAGGGTCGCCGCAGGCTTAAATTCCGTTTTTGGCCTAATCCGAGGGTCATTTTGGGTTCCAAATCGGTTTTTGACGCAATCCTCGGCGGGTTTTGGGCTTCAAATCGGTTTTTGGTGCAATCCTCGGCGGGTTTAGGGCTTCAAATCAGTTTTTGGTGCAATCCTCGGCGGGTTTTGGGCTCCAAATCGATTTTTGGTGCAATCCTCGGCGGGTTTTGGGCTTCAAATCGGTTTTTGGTGCAATCCTCGGCGAGTTTAGGGCTTCAAATCAGTTTTTGGCGCAATCCTCGACGGGTTTCGCGGCATCCGTGTAGGGGCGAATTGCATTCGCCCCACAGATGTCCCGACAGGGACGGGCACCAGACGCATTCATTCGGCCCCGTTGGGGGCCGCCTAATGGGGCGAATGCAATTCGCCCCTACACGGGTACCCGACAAACTTCCCTGCCTCGGCAGAGGCCGCCCCTACATGTATCAGGCAAAATTCGCCGGCGGCCTTGAGACTCCCCTGGCCAACGCCTTCCCCGCATGGGGTTTGGCTCGCCGCTCGCTGCTGATGCAGACGAACGCCACGGCGTGGGATAAGAACTAACCGATCCGCGGGGAGTGATGACGAATAAGGAATACCTGACCCGGTCGCTGGGCAGCTTGGGACTGACGGACAATGACGTCGAACTGATCCTTGTCAAGGGCGGTATCAAGGCGGATGCGCCGGTCGATGTGTCGGCCTGCGATCGCGCCGTGTATAACCGCATGTCGGTTGTATTGCAGGCCACGATGATGAATGTAACCGAGGGCGGGTATTCCGTATCGTGGAATATGGAAGCTGTGAAACTGTTCTATCGCGCCCTGTGCAACGAGCTGGGAGCGCCCGACGTGCTTTCGACGCGTCCGCGGGTGCGCGATCGTTCAAACCTCTGGTAAGTGTCTCCCACATGAAAAGATGATTCGCGTCAAACAATACCCTCACTACTTGTTCGTCACCGAAAGCGGCGAATCCCGGCAGGATGAGAGCGGCAACTGGGTTGTGACCCCGAATGCCCTCCGCCTGCATGGGCCCTGCCGCGAAGAGACCGACGGACGCGGGCAAGAGATAGAGACGGCGGGCGGCGTCTTTCGCCGCTTTACGTCGCTCATTCAGTTGCCACGCGGCACGCAGCGGGTGGCCGATGGCACGCACGTGGTTATAGCCAATGATGCCGCCGGCTCCGAGGTGCGTATCCGGGGTGAGGTCTTGAAGTTCGACGCAGGCCAATTGCACGCGCGGCTATGGATCTGAAGACATCGTTTGACACGGACGCCCTCCTGTATGGCATACTCTCTCGCTCGCCCTTGAAAGCGGCGCTGAGCGGTGGCATCTACGTAGGCGACGACCGTCCGGCTGACTCGATGGCCGAAGACGTGGTGATCAATACCATCACGCTGACGCAGGAATATCACCCGCAGCAAGGCGTATCGAACGTGAACGTCTACGTCTCTGATAAGGCCGTATGCATCGGGGACCGGGAGCAGTTCGTGGCCGACCGGGTGCGCCTGAAGATGCTCACCGATATAGCCGTCCGAGCGCTGCGCGAGGCGCACGTCACGGGGCTGGCCATCATCGTAGAGGCGCAGACCGTGCTGCCAGCCGATGGGGTCAGGCAGCATTTCACGAACATCAGAGTCAGCTGGAACATCCAAGGCTGACGCACCACCAAAAAGAAGAAACTATCAATCAACGCAAAAACGAAAAGCTATGGGTTTAATCACTGTCGGACTGGCCGAGATCAAAGTGGGGGCGGCTGCCTCCAATGGCGTAATGCCTACGGGCATGACCAAAATCGGCAAAGTCTATAAAGACTCCTGTAAGATCAATCAGGAAGCCTCGGAGGTGACGGAGCACTTCGAGGAAGGGCACGCAGCTCCGGTGTACAGCAAGCGCACGAAGAAGATCCCGAAGAGCACTTTCCAACTGTGCGACGTCGATCCGGATATGCTGGCCAAGTACGTCGGCGGTACGGTGAACTCCGGCACGTGGGAGTTTAACGGCAACGAGCTGACGGCAAACGTGGCGCTCGAGATCATCCCGGAGCAGGGAATGATCTTCCAAATTCCGAATGCGTCCGTCGAGGCGGTGATCAATTCGGACATGTCTTCGAAGGGTATCTTCCTCGTTGACTTTACCGTCACGCCGCTGGCCGTCGACGCCGGCGGAGCGATCCGGGCCAAGAAGAAGGACTAAGAAAGAAGAGACAGAGAGGAGACAAAGCGACTGCTTTTTTCGTGTCATGTCTTTTAGTTGAGAGAGCCCCTGGGGAGGAGTGCGCCGCCGATGCGGGGCGCCTCTACTGGGGGCTCCTTTTGTTTACTCATCCCCGATTATTTAGAAACGCATCATGGATAAAACGATCATAGAGAAACTGGAGCAGGAGCGCTCGGAGCTGAACGCGCTCATCAATCATGGCTGGGAGTTTGAAGTGGAGGGATACCACACGGAGCTCGCCCCCCGGCGAGGCCTTTTGGGCTACCTATTGCCGCGCAGACGGCGTACGGTAAAGGCGCGGCAGAAATATCGCATCTCGGAGCCCACGCTGGGCACCCTCGACCGCCTCTCGGCCGAATGGATCGAGCTGGCTATCGATGAAGAGCGCCTGAAGGGCACAGAGGCCATCGAAGAGGCACGCACGATGGCTGCCCGGCATGCCCGGCGTATGGCACGCATTGTGGCGCTGGCTGTGCTCGGTTCGGACCTCCTGAAGCCCACGCCCGGCCAGGGTGGCGCGGTGCACTATGAGGAAGACCGGCGCGCGCTGGACGATCTGACCGACCTCTTTTTCCACTCTATCAAACCCTCCGAACTCTTCCGGCTGACCATGACGATCAACGCCATGTGCAACCTCGGGGATTTTATTCACTCTATTCGATTGATGTCCGCCGCCCGGACGACCGTGCCGACTCGGATAGAGGCAGACAGCGCGGACTGAAAAGCCCGCACGGCCGACGTGGCGCCATCTGCGCGCACTTCGGCTGGACATGGCACTACCTACACGAGGGCATCGCGTGGCCCATGGTACAGCGCATGATGATCGATCAGCCCGACTACGATTATAGCGACAGTCGCCCGGGCGACCCGGATGGGGACATCACTCTCACGGGCGACAACGTAGACGAGGTGATCCGCCGAATCAATGCCATGGGGTGACGCCCCGCGTGCCCCCCAAACCAACGAAAAAAACCAAAAAAAGCTCATGGCAGAAACTACAGACGGAGCGATGCACTTCGAGGCGTCGCTGGACAACAGGAAGCTCCTCGGAGCGATCGATGAAACCATTCGGCGCATCAATGGCCTCTCGGACGCCACCGTCAAGGGCGGTGCGGCGATGGATGCCAGCTTCTCGCAGATGGCGGCGGAGATCAAGCAGCGGTTCAATAGAATTGACAGCGCTGTAGAAGATCACATGGCGCGCGTAAAAGATCTCAAAAGGGAATATGAGGCTCTTGGGCGTACTAACGTCACAGGCGCAGATAAGTATGCGGTGACAGACCGCAAAATGGAGATCTCGAAAGAGATTGCAGGGCACGAAAAGGCCCTTTCTGTGCTTAATAAAGAGATAATGAGCCTGGATGCTGCGGAAAAGAAACTGCACAAACTTCAAGAAAAGGCCCAGAAGAATGCGGAAATTCAAAACCGCTTTTCTGTCCAAGTTCGGCAGACGGAGGAAGCTCTACGCAAGATGAGCCAGGAAGGCATGCAAGGCTCTACCGCTTACACCGCCATGCAGGAAAAGCTGGTCGCTTTGAAATCGACCATGAAGGATGTCACAGATCAGACGCGCATTCTGGCCAGCTCGGACGGAATGTTTCAGGGGGTCATTTCGGGGATCTCTGGAATGGGAGGTGCGCTGTCAGCTACCACGGGTGCAATATCCCTCTTTGCGGGCGAGAATGACCACCTGCAACAGGTTATGGCCAAAGTGCAGGCGGCTATGGCTATCGCTATCGGCACGCAGCAGGTGGCCCAGACGCTGAATAAGAATAGCGCCTTCCAGCTCACCACCATGAAGGGCATTCGGGAGTGGTGGGCCGCCGCTGTTGCAAAAGCTACGGCGGCAGAGGTGAGAGAGACAGCGGCCACGGCGGCTAATACAGCGGCTAAGCGAGCGCAAACGGCCGCCACGACGGGTGGCATTGCGGCTAAGACGACAGACGCGGCAGCGACCTCCGGGCAAGCGGCGGCTGCCACGGCGGGCACAGCGGCCAACTGGTCGCTGGCTGTAGCTTTCAGGGCCGTAGGGAATGCAATTAAGACTATTCCTGTTTTCGGATGGATTGCGGCGGGTATAAGTGCGCTGATCCCGATCATTTCCATGCTCGGAGACAAGGCTGAGCAGCTGGCTAAAAGGACGAAGAAGCTGATCGAGACACAGGCGGAATCCAATGAGATCTATGTTAAGTCCGGGCACGAGGTCGACAGCTACATCCGCAAACTTGACCGCTTCAATGGAACCAAAGAGCAAGAAAAGCGGATTTGCGAGGAACTGAATGGCAAGTATGGAGAGGCGGTTGGATATTACGATTCTGTCGCACAGTGGAAAGACGTGCTGATTCAGAAGGGCGGCCAGATGATCCAAATGCTCATGCTAGAAGCTAAAGCGCAGGCCACGCTCAATGAGCAGGCGGCTGCCTACGTGGCTTTAGAACGTATCAGACGGACGGACGCTTCGGAGCAGGAAGGTGCCATCGGCAGTAAAAAGAATTGGCTGCTCCTCACACCTGTGATGTATGGGCTAGATCGGTTGCTTGGAGGGTCGGAGAAATACGACAAATACAACAAGAACAAGAACGTCAAAAGGGCAGAGGACGATCTAAACTTCTGGAAGCAAAGTTCTGAAAAGGCTTGGAAGGAGTTCGAGGATTTCAAGGAAAAGAATGGCATCGGAGACTTTATCGCACCCGTAAAAAGCACAAAGAGAGGCAGCAAGAAAGTTGAAGACCCGTTTGCAGAGATGCTCGAAGACCGCAAGAAGAAATACACGGAGTATTTCAAGTGGCTTGATGCGGGATATGAGAAAGAGGCACAGACTCACTTTGCTGGATTGTTGAAGAGCGGGAACACCTATCGGGAGTATTTGCAAAAGCTGATTGATGCCGGCAATCTCAGTCAAAGGCAGATGTACCAAGTCACTAAAGCCTTGGCTGAGGAAGCGGACAGCACCGTCACAGACGCATTCAAAAAGAGCCTCTCCGAACAGCTGAGTAAGGCGAACAGCGTAGTGGAGCAGATGGGCATCGTTAAGAAGATGCGAGAAGACCTCGCTACGTCGGACGACCTATTGAAGGCTAAGAAGGAAGAGATCCTGAAGGAGACCGACGAGCAGTTGCAAGAAAAGCGTCGGAAAGAGGTTAAGGAGGTGGTCAAAAACAGTGTTAGCGTTTATGACCAGCGTATAGCTTTACACAAGAAGTATCTCGAAGACATTGAGGTGTTGGAGGTGAAGCTGCGCGAGTCTACCTCGGATGCGGATCGGGAGTACTTGGGTCGCTCGATGGAGTATCGGAAAAAGAAGTACAACGAGGATGCAGCCGCTTTATCGAAGTCCGTGGCGGACGCGCGGATAAAAGTAATCGAGATGCAGCGCGACACAAAGCTGCTCGAGATCTCGAACAAAGACTTCCTGTGGAATAGTGATCGCAAGAAGGAACAGCTCGAGACGGAAAAGAAAGCCGCGCAGGAGGTGCTCGGCGTGTATCGTCAGATTCAGGATGCGACACCCACGGATGAGATCGCCCAGACCATCGCCGGGATCACGCTCGAGATAGAGCGCATGAACGCCGAGCTGGAGAAACTAAAGCGGGAGAAGTTCTTAGAGGTGCTTTCCGGCCTACAAAAGGTCTCCTCTGCGCTGGGCGGGTTGGAAGGGGAGATCGGGGAGATCTTTACTGAACTAAGCGCTCAAATAGGCAATATTTCTACAGCCTTCGATAAGACGGCAGGCTTTACGGATCGAGTCAGTGCAGGTATATCAGGGATAGTGAGCATGATCAATGTGGCCACATCGGCCGCTGCAAAGCGGGATCGGGTGGAGAAAGAGTATTACAAGAATCAAATCGCCTTGGCTCACGAATATGCTCTCGCCCTGAATGAGACGTATCGAACACAGGCTGAGATGAGCGAGTCTGGATTCGTCAAAGATTACGCGGGGCGGATAAGTGACGGATTCAAGGCGCTCTCTGACTCTACAACGAAATACAAAGAAGCCATTCAAGAGCTGGCCAGGGGGCAGGCCAAAACGGGATTGAAGAATGTCATTGACTGGGGTAGTGTCGGCAAGGGGGCGGCTGCGGGTGTAGCTGGCGCCGTGGGTGGTGCCGCTGCTATCGGCGCAGCCATAGGCACCGTGGTTGGCCCGGTAGGCACGGCTATCGGCGCTGCGGCTGGGGCTATCATCGGCGGATTGATTGGCCTCTTCAAAGGCAAAAAGAAAGAGAGCGAATACAGCGCCTTAACGGAGGTCTTCCCTCAATTGGTAGACGGCGCCGGAAATCTGAACAAAGAGCTGGCGCAAACCCTCATCAAGACTGATCAGGTCGACGAAAAGACAAAGCAGATCATCCAAAACGCACTGGATTGGGCCGAAGCTACAGAGAAGGCAAACAAACAGATCAAAGAGGTCGTTGTGGAGCTGGCAGGCGACTTGGGAGGTGGGATCAGAAAAGCTCTCGATGATGCTTTCCGAGCAGGGGAAGATGCCAGTAAGCGCATGTTTGACGCCGCCAGTAAGTCGCTCGAGAGTTTCATTGACAAACTCTTATTCTCGGCCATATTCTCTGACGTGCTAAAGCAGTTCGAAAAAGACGTAGCTAAGTCGCTTTCGCCGGACGGCGACGGTGATGTATTGGACGATTATGATCGCATGATGAAAGGCCTTTTGGAGCGAAAACCGCTACACGACAAATCAAAAAAAGCGATCCAAGAGCGCGCAAAAGAATACGGTTTCAACCTGTGGGAGAATACAGACGACAACAAGACCCTCACGGGCGCCGTGAAGGGCGTCACGGAGCAGACGGCGTCGCTGATAGGCGGGCAGCTCAACGCCATGCGTATGGTGCAAAAAGAGACGGCCGCACAGATCACGCGCATCCTCTTCCATCTGGCCGGCATCGATCGCCACACGGCGGAGACGGCCGAAAACACGCGCTACCTGAAGGCCATCCACGACCGCCTGATGCGGCAATCCGCCTCCGATCCCCTCCGGGCGCAGGGACGGGCGTAAGGGGCTAAAGCTCCTCACAAAGCAACGACTTGAGGAAGCGCAGCCCGGCCTCCGTCCAGACCATGACGGAGACAGGGGTAGGCACCCACCGGCGGCCGATCCAGATCGTGGCCCGGGCGTCGTAGCCGCGCCCAGCGTAAGGGGGGAGAAGGTGGGTGTCACCACCACCACTGCTCCAGATGATGCGTCGCTCGCGGAGCAGCGTAGAGAGCGACACCCCAGCGGGGAGGCCGATCCGCTGAGCGGCCATGCTGAACGTATAGAGCCCCTCGGCCTCGAGCTCCGACTCCTCGCGGGCAGCCTCACGGGCACACTCGTATTCGCGTTTCTCACGGCGGCGACGCTCGTTCGACAGCTCGAGGTTCTGCATAGCGATGCGCCGTCGCTCAGCCTCGCGTCGCTTCCATTCGCGGGAGTGCCTTTCCGCCTCTTTTTCGGCTCGGCGACGGGCGCGCTCGGCCTCCCGCGCGGCCTTCTCGCGGGCTATGCGGGCGGCGCGTGTCTCGGCGCGTGACTGTGCCAGGACGCGTCTGTAAGCCTTCTCCCGTGAGGCGGTCTTGGCGCGTGCCTTGGCCCGGCGTTCCTTCATGTCGGCCGGCGAGAGGGTCTCGGGGCGCCATTCCGGATGGTCGGCGTAGAGGCGCACCCAGAGCCGGCTATGGGTGCAGGCGGAGAGGAAGCGCATATCGGCATCGGTGAGCACGCTGACCGTCATCGGCCGGCCGTTGCGCCGACCTTTCGTCTGGCGTTGCTCGAGGGGCTGCCCGCCGGCGGCTATTCGGCGCGCTTCGAAGCGGGTAATGATGTGCCCGACCTCGGTATGGGTGAGGCCGGTCTGTTGGGCTATTTCGTAGGAGGTAATGGTCATTAGGAGTGATTGAGGTGTTGGGGCCTAAAGGCCCTGTTGATTTGTTGATGCGTTGGGCGTGTACTCCTTGACTCTCATGTAGCCCCCTCGCGATAAAGTCAAGGAGTAAAGTCAAGGAGTACGCCCCACGCGGCGCGGTCAAGTGCCCAGCCGTATCGGCAGCCCGGCGTGTACTTATCCATAAGAATCCAATTGCAAGAATCATGTCCAAAGAATAAAAGATCACGCCGTACTGCTTGCCATCTGCGGCAGTTGTCAAATATTCTTTGACAACTGAATTTGCATCCAATTCTTTCTCGCTTATTATGTTAGACACATGGTAGCTGATTGACTGCTTGGAGGTGCAAAAAAGCTCTGCCAGCTGATTTTGGTTCATCTATACATTCCCATCTCTTGCATATAGATTGTCGTGTTTGTTAGCGTTTATCTCATTGAGAAGTTTGCAGTCTGATCGGCAGTCCGGCGTAGACCCAAGCCAGGAGGGCGGCGTCACGCATGTCCTGCGAGGTGCGACCGGTGAGGCCGGTGAACCGGACCAGCTCTTCATGGGTGATCTTCCGGCCTGTGCCTCGCCAGCATTTCTGCAAGGGCCGCTGCTCGACGACCTCGATGCCCATGTGGCGGGCCATCTCGACGATCTTACGGCCCACCTCGTGGTTGCGTCCGGCCGCGCGTCCGATGGCGGCGGCCTTGCGGCGACTGTCTCCGGCCTGTACGTGCCAGTTGGAGCGGTTGAGCCATCCGGCCTCGACGACGACGGTGAGGGATTCTCCGAGGGCGTCCGCGGCCTGCTTTGTGGCGTGTAGGTCGTCGATCAGTTCGGGGAACGTCTTTGCCTCGCAATGCAGCTCCCGGGAGGGGAGGTGGAGGAAGGCCACGCCCGACTTATCCACGTCGGGGTCGATGGCGATGATATGGCGAGGGGGGCCTGCGGGCCCCAGCGAATTTGGCCGGGGGCGTCTGCGGACGCCAGCGAAGTTTGTCCGGGTACCCGGCAGGGGGTTATTCATCATCGTTTCGTTGTTTGTCTCCATTCCGTGTGCGTGTTTAGAAGGGTAGATCATCCTCGCTGCCGATGGGGGCCGGGGCGGCTTGTTGGGGTTGGGGTTGCGTGGGTGCGGTGGGCTGTTGCGCAGCGGCCTGCGTGGGCTGCGACGCGGGCTGTATCTGCGAGGCGCTGCCGCAGAGGTAGACTTCGCGGGCGTTGACGTTGATGTCTACACGCGTCTGACCTGTTCGGTCGGTGTAGAGGTTGTTGCGCATCGTGCCGCGGACGAAGACCTTCGTGCCTCGCTTGAGGTATTGCAGCATGGCGCCGCCATCGCCGTACCAATAGACCGACAACCACGTGGTGCGTTGCACGGGGGGCTCGCCGGGTTTCTGTGCGCGCACGTTCTCAGTGTGCGCCACACTGAAGCAGGTGTACTTCTTACCTGAAAACTCTTTCACTTCGGCATCCTTTCCGAGGTTGCCAATGACTTCGATTTGTAGCATATAAATGATGTTGGGGGTTGAGGGGCTGAAGCCCCTGTTGATTTGTTGAGATATTTATGCGTTGAGGTGTGAAACGAGGGTCGCCGCAGACCTAAATCCTGTTTTTGGTGCGAAATGACCCTCGCCGCGGGCTCCAAATTGATTTTTAGCCCAAAATGAGGGTCGCCGCAGGCTTAAATCCTGTTTTTGGCCCAATCCGAGGGTCATTTTGGACTCCAAATCGGTTTTTGGTGCGAAACGAGGCAAGTTTTGGGCTCCGAATCGGTTTTTGGCCCAATCCGAGGCTCATTTTGGACTCAAAAACAGTTTTTGGTGCAATCCTCGCCGGGTTTTAGGCTTCAAACGCGTTTTTGGTGTAATTCCCGGCGGGTTTTGGGCTTCAAACCGGTTTTTGGCGCAATCCTCGGCGGGTTTCAGGCTTCAAAACGATTTTTAACTCAATCCTCGGCGGGTTTGGGGCTCCGAAACGGTTTTTGGTGTGAAACCCGGCTTCCCGGAGGTGCCTTCACCGCTTGCAGGCGGCTATGTTTATGCGGTGAACAACCTGCTCGGAATAGGTCAGGCTGCCTTCGTATCCGCGGGCGTATAGCTCCCGCATCAGCTGGCGAGGCGTGAAGGCCTTCAGATCCGGATTGAGGGGCACGTCGGGGCGCTGCATGACGACTCCGAGGCGTTCGGCCGAGGCTTCGTCCAGCGCGTCCTCGAAGGTTTGGCGGGCGTCTCTCAGCCGACGTTTGCTGTCGCGGAGGCGGCGTTCCTTGGCGATGCGAAGGCGATAATAAGCCTTGCTGGAGGCCTTGGAGCAGGCTTTGCAGTTGTTCTGCAGGTTGTCCGCATTGTTGGTGTTGCGGTAGAACTCGCTCACGGGTTTCACGGCGCCGCAATGCGAGCAGCGCTTCGTTTTTGGTTGGATGGATTCCATTCGTAGGGTGGTTATCGGGGTTTGATAGATACTTGCTTACACGCCCGTGTGGCCAAAGCCGCCACAGCCGCGCGCCGTCTCGTCGAGGCCGTCCACGGGCTGCCATTCGACGTGCTCACAGCGCGTCACGACGAGCTGCGCGATGCGGTCGCCATCGTAGACCGTGAACGGCGTGTCGGAAAGGTTGGCGAGGATGACACGGATCTCTCCGCGGTAGTCGGCATCGATCGTGCCGGGTGTGTTCAGTACGGTGAGGCCGTGCTTGATGGCCAGCCCGCTGCGTGGGCGGACTTGCGCCTCATAGCCGGCTGGGAGTTCGATGCGGATCCCGGTGGGGATCAGTGCCCGCTGCATGGGTGCGAGCGTTACAGGAACCTCGAGCGAGGCGTGGAGATCCACTCCAGCCGAGAGCGGCGTGGCGTAGCTGGGCAACGGGTGGCGCGATGTGTTTACGATTTTCACTTTCATCTGTGGGTTGTGGTTATGGGGTTTCTATTGGGGGGCGTCTGTGAGGAGGATCAGCTGGCGATCCTCCGAAAAGGTGTAGATGGGCATGCCGCGTTTTAAGGCCGCACGCCGTTCGATCTGTGCGCTGCGTGACCGTTCCCACCCGCGAAGCATGCAAATGCCGTCACAGCGCCTGAGAGCGGCCAGATCAGCGCGAATATGCTCCGCCCACGTGGCGTCCCGGGGGCCTCTGCCGAGGCAGGGAAGTTTGCCAGGTACCAGGCCAAACTTCGCTGGGGCCCGCAGGCCCCGGCCGCTGATGTAGATGATCATTTCGGGGTTGTGGTTATGCAGTTTGGGCTGTTTCGGGGTATTGCTCGTAGACGTCGGCCGGGATGAAAAAGCCGGGCGCGCCGTAGGAGCGGAAGCAGTGCGTGTTACAGGCCTCGCCCTTGTGGCGACGGAATCCGCCTCGGATCTGGCTGTAGGTGGGCACGAGAATATTGAACAGGAGCGGCCAGCGCCCGCTCAGCCCCGGCCACGTGTAAGACGGCGTGACAAAGGCGGCGGGGATCTCCATGCAGTAATCCACTACCATGTCTCCGCGGAAACGCCCAAGCATAGGCGCCATCCAGAGATCCGCCTTGTTGAAGCCGGCATAGACCTGCGCTCCGAGCCCCTCGAAGGCACGGTAAACGAAGAGCGCGGCTGCATTGTTTGTGCAATACGCCTCTCGTAGCAGACCGTTGGTGACGGTGACGAAGGGTGGGTTGGTGAAGATCACCAAGCGGCCCATCTGCGCAGCATCGAAGAGCACCTTGGGCAAATGATCCGTGTCTCCGTGCAGGAAGTCGAACGGCCATGCGGTAAAACCCTTTGCGCGCAGGATGTCCACATCATCGGGTTCTAATGTGGTGGCGTATTTCTCCACGTGCGCCGGCAGCGCCTCGAGCAGTGCGCCTTCACCGGCGGCCGGATCGTAGAAGATGCATCGGTCGAACTCCGGGAGCACCCCTCGGAGGTATCGCACAGCCAATTCGGCCCACGGCCGCGGGGTATATGACGACCGTAATAGACTTTCACAGGTTGACAGAGGATGGAGTATTCGGGGAGATCACGCCGATAATCAAGGACGAAGACGAGCGCGCTGTGTGTAGGTTCGTTTGGGAGAACTACGCCAGTTATACAGACTCATCGTTGGTCACGATCCTTCATGCCAAGGATACGCCTTGGAGCAAGTTCTATGAAGAAGGGGCAAATAAGGAAATCCCGGATGATGTGACAAAGGCTTACTATAAGGACATCATAAAGCGGACACTGGAAAGCTGAAGGTTATGCGTGAAGAAGAAACCTCAATCGAGCCAGAAAAGCCGGAGGATTTATCAGAGATGCTCTTGGAATTAAAATCCAAGGGAACAGCCGACACCAACAACGTCCAGCTATCGCACGAGGAAAAGAAAGCCCGTATAGAAAGTTTTAGACAGAACACCGAGGAGCGCAAAGTCTATGCAAGAGAATCCTTTAATCTTATGAGCATCTATTTGGGTGTAGTAGCGATCTTCCTGTTTCTTGTGGGGCTTGAGTGTTTCCCCTTCCATTTTTCTGATACGGTTATTATTACTCTGCTGACCACCACAACAACAACCGTAATCGGGATCTTCCTTCTTGTCATGCAGTACCTATTCAGGAAGGGTGGCCGATCACGCTGAGTTGTTGCAAGATTTACAGCAGTTGCTTACAGCTCGCGCCATCCATAGCAATGTGCAAAAATTGCACATTACCTCAGGGAACTCGTTTCGCCATTATATCCAATGCAGGCGCACGGCTATTATGGCCAAACAAACCGCGGCGGCAATCAGATCGAGTATGATAATCAAGACAAATTTCCAGTCCACCGTTCTCTCTCGCTGCCGGTGATCCTTGCAGGAGGAACGATCGCCATGCAAATAGAGCCTGCCATTGGTGCTCAGCTTTGCGGCAACAACGTCCCCGCCTTCCTCTTCATGGCATACAGCGAGCCCCTCGTATTCGAGGGCTAAGGCTCCGAGCGAAAACTCTTCTCGATCCATGCCTGCCGGGCACTCCGTTACGCCCTCGGCCAGTAAGCGGAGCACGCGTTTTGCCCGCTTGGATAATCTAATTCGTTTCATTTCCATGTGTGATTTTGATTGATTACTTGCAGCAAAGGTCTGCCGGGCGGCTCGCGGGCGTCATTGACCGAAGACTGTGGAAGATGACTATCTTTGTGCCCGATATATCGGTGCTGATGGTCGCAAAGTGGTAGCGGGGCGGATCTCTTACATAGAGATCGGTATATTGCAGGGTCGTCGCCTGCCTGCACCGATATGCTACACTTGGGGAGCTTCCAAAAGATGCTCCCCATTTTATTTGATAAGCCTATAGTCGTTGCTATTCATATCCGATTCTGCCACCACGCCCCACGACTTTGCAGCGTTGACAACCGATCCCTTGTGCTTAAAATTCGGATGTACGACAACCTTAACCACACGGCCCGGCTCATAAGGATGCGTATAGACATAAACCAGCACTTCGCTGTTGGTGTCTTCGTAGATGTGTAATGGCGTGTTGATCGCCTTCAGGATCTCATTATATCGATCCGGTGCAACCGTTGCGCCCTTACTCTCTTTCGGGTGATTGATGTACTTCAGTATCGTTTTATCGAGTACAATGATATCATGCGTTTCAAGCAACCTCCCTCGAGCGTGCATATCAGCTACTATTTCGCTATCCAACACGCCTATCCACATAACTTTCCCGATGTTCCGCTTCTTCTTCCGCACCTCATCGGCGAATTGTTGGAAGCTGCCTTCAAAGCGAGAGAGCTTCTTCGGGCCTTTGAGCTCCGGCGGCACCTCCACCGGACGCGGTTTTGGGCGCCCGTATTCGCCTACGATGTAGGCCGGATTGTCCGTGATGAAGCGCGGGAGGGTGCGCCAGCCACGGGCACGCGCTCGATTCTTCTCCACCCAGTCTGTGAACACCTGCGGCACCTCTTCCACCGCCCGTGGAGACCACGAGGCGCGCTCTTTGGCGTCTCCCTTGAAGATGCGGCGATAGAGTTCTTTCCTGTCTGACGGGCGGGCGATGATGGGCAACATCTCGCAGCGGCAATGCGGATGCCAGCCGCGGAATCGGAAGGCCTTGGGGTATACGCCTTGCAACTCGTCGCACATGTCGTGGAAGGGGCACGGCTTACCGTCTCGCAGCGTCGTGTGGTTGTTACTCAGGCGGATCTCCCAGCCCACAATGAGCGGGTTTGTCTGTGCCGACTGCCACGCCGCCTCGCATTGCGCCGCCTTCAGTTCCGTACGTGCCATTCGGAGCGCGTTTTTGTAGGAAGAGCGATACACACCCTGCCCCGGATGGTACGCCTTGGCGGCTGCGCTCAGCTCCAGCGTGCCCGTCTCTTTGTTTCTCACCCGCCGGAAGAGCTTATTCGGCTCGATAAGGAAGCGGCGCAGATCCTTCGCGATCTCCGTCCCACGGCGGCCCTCTTTGATGGCGTTTTGCAGGATCACCTCAATCTCTTTTTTGGCATTCCCAGCCAGATTCCACACGCGGCCGGAGAGATTCAGCCCGTCACGCTGCTTTTCGCGCACAAAGGCATCGGCAGACGCCAGCCGACTGCGCTGCGTGGCATCGATTCGGAGACGATCGCGCAGCATCCTGTCTCGCGTGGATGGATCCAGCTGCGCCTCCACGCGTGCCTCGAGCACCTCGTTGCTAAACTCCCACTCCCGCCGGATGCCATTCAAGAGGAGCCCGTTCAGGCGGTCGGCCATCGCGCCCAGCACGCGCTCCACCTGACGGTTGGCCGTGTGGTTGCTCTCGAAAAAGAAGTCGTCCTTCTTTTGCTCGATGGCACGGCGCACGGCAGGCAGGGAGAGTGCCTGTAAATAGGCCGTGTAGATCAGTTGCTCGATAGCGCGAAAGAGCTGTTCCCGGCGGCGCTCTTCCTCTTCCCGACGGCGGTCTTCTTCCTTCATAGGTGACGGTTATAGAGGCAGTCGCCTCCGATATATCCGAAAGCCAAACTTTACGACCATGAAAGCCAGTGCACCAATACATGCCCAAAAGGAGCCGGTGCCAAAGCCTTGAACAAACCGCTCCCAGCGGGTAGTCTTTCGCTCTACCTCTCGCACAACCTCACGCACCACATCTCGATTGATAAAGACGCTGTCAGCCTTTGCCCACACGGTGTCATGGCGGACAACGGTCTCAACCTGCAGTTCCCCGAGGCTATCCAACAGGAAGGCCAGTCGGGCGTTGCGGGTGGTCTCGATCGACAGGCGCTCCATCGCCACGCGCCCCTCTGCGTTACAGCGCAGCAAGGCACGAAGGAGCGACGTGTCCGACGGTACGGGAATGGGCACAAGCCGCTGCACGAAGACTGAATCTACGTGCGACTGCCGCGTGGGCTGCGTGTGCTTCAAGGGTAGGCAGGCCGTAAGTAGCAAGGCGGCGATGAGCGGGAGCTGATGTTTCATTGCGGGGTAAGTTTATTCGTAGAAAGTTTGCGTAACGCAAACTTTTTCCTATTTTTGCTGTGTCAAAACGCGGGTGACGCCGCTTAAAAACTGATTAATGATGAAAGTCATGAAAGAGTCCATCAAAGAGATGGCAAATCAGAGCCCACTCGGGTTCACGGTTGACCTAACAACCTTAAAAAAGGTCACAGGCGGGATTTCAGTCGCCTACCTCGAGACGCAAAACAGTTTCGGTGACGAGGGGCTGGAAAAGGTGCTTCAACATGCGATGGCGCACGACAAAAAGGTCGGCGGGTGGCTGGATGAGGATTCCGGATATTTCTACTTTGATTCTGTCCGGATCTTTACCAACCTCGAGGCGGCGATCCAGTTTGGACGAGAGAACAAGCAGATCGCCATTTTCGACATCACAAACTTGAGGCTCATCAAACTGTGAAAACCGGAGACGGGGGTGGATCTCGCCGCCCCCTCTCTACTTTATCAAGCACACACAAAAACATCTGAACAGGAAATGAAAGGGATCGAATTACTGCCGGTAAGCGAAGAAGCAAAGGCGCGCTTAAACACGTTTGCCGCGCTTTACAAGAAGAATGCGCACATCGTTATTGAAGTGGTTTCGTGCAAAAACGGTCGTGTGATCGTCCGCGCGGAACAGAAAGACGCTGTGAATGGCCTTTTGCTCAACAAAAAGGAACTATCCGAGCGTGTGCGAGAGATGTTTGACGGCGAAATTCCGGCCGAATGGAAGCTCACAGTTTCAGCCGCGGATTATGATCGAGCGGATATCGATGCCGTGGACGCAGCTTGGATCAGCCGCCGAATGGAGCGGCTCGGACTGAAGAATAAGACCGTGTCCGGGCATACGGGTATTGATAAGTGCACACTCTCATCGATAACCAACGGCAAGAAAGAGCTTACGAAGTGGCATAAGGTGGCCTTCTATTACTTCTTCAAGTACTACGAAGCCGCCAAGTTTTAAGCGCTATCGAAAGGGGCGCCCCTACGCGTAAAGAAGGAGCGCCCCGTGCTGCGATTGGTTAGGAGATGGCGGCGATCTGGTTCAGCTCCACCCAATACGGGTTCCCGTTTTTGTGGTGGCTGATCTGCCGTTTGGCAAAGTCGACGGCCGTCACGGTAACTTTTTGCCCATTCATCAGACGCGCCTCGGAGTGGCGTGTGAAGGCCAGCGCGTCGAACGCCTCCTCGGTGATGGGGAGCGGACCTTGCACAAGCGTAGGCTGGGGGCCTACGGGCCCCGGCGAAGTTTGGCCGGGTACATGTGGGCGGATGGGAGGAACCACAGGCGGCTCGATCGGTGTGGGGTTCCGCGGCGGGATGGGACGGGCTTTGCGCTCGAAGTCGGGCGTGTAGGTCACGTTCGGATCGCCGCCGGCCATCATCTGGCCTACCTGCCGACCGATGGCGGTCATCTTTTCGCAGTAATACTTCTTGCGGGCGCTCTGGATGTCTGTGATCCCGAGGGCGCGGTAACGCTTCACGATGGCCTTCTCGTAGTCGAACTTCAAATCATCGATGCCTTCGCCCCTTTCAAGTGCACGCTGCGCGGCGGGGCTGAAAAGGGTGCCCCAAACAATGGGCGTGCCTTCGATTTTGTCGATCACCTCCGAGGGGGTGTCCGTCTTGAGGTTCACGCCCCAACGGGGGTGCTGAATGAGCTGCAATTTGGCCCGGGCAAAGTCTACATGGCTGGTGTAGTTGGCATACGGGTCGAGGCTGCCCTCCACGTAGTCTTTCCCAAAGCGCCCGTCTTGCCCGCGGCGTGCTTTGATGTTGCAGTAATTGAAGTCGCCTACGGGTCTCATGCCTGCGCCGGTGTCCAGCACGTCCATCGAGATCATCAGCTGGCGCATCGCGTTGCTGAGCGTATTGTCAGCCTCGAAATAGGCGCGGTCGCTGGCCTTGATAAAGGCCGGCCGGGTATTGGCTCCAAAGGCGCCCTTGACGGGTTGGCCCTTGTAGCTGTAGGGGACATAGGCCGGGGCAAACTCCGGCGGTATGGTGGTTTTGGTTGGGGTGTTCATTGTTGTTGAATCGTTTATTTGTTGGGTTGTTGAGGGGGCGGTTGGTGGCCGTGCAAGGTGTCATCTGCCTTCTTCCTTAGAATCTCGGCGAGGTTATCCGTCCCAAGGGCTTCAATCACGGCTTGCACGATAGCCTCAGAGCGGCGGCGGGTCTTTTCGTCTGCCTTTTCGCGTACGCTGAGAATCTCGATGATGCAGAGAAAGACACTCATCAGACAGGTAATGACGGGCAATCCCACGATGGGGTGCAGCTTCATCAATACAAACAGATGCGAGAAATGCAGCATGTAGTCGATCATGGTCGCAATGACCACGGCGCCCTCATAGATGACGAACTTCGTGACCGTCCGGCTGAGCGGATTCGAGCGGATCTCTTGCTTGCTCTCTTTGGCCTTCCGTATGCCGCTGATGAGGTCTACAATGATGGCGATTAAAACGAATATGAAACACGCGGTGGCCACGGGAAACATGGCACCGGTGCCTTCAAAGAGTACTTCCATGGTTTGTTGTTGGTTTGTTTATCTGTTGAGGCGTTGGGGGCTTAAAGCCCCTGTTTATGTGTTTAGTTGTTGAGACGTTAGTTGTTCATTGTTCCTTGTTAGTTGTTAGTTGTTGGGGGTGTGAAATGAGGGTCGCCGCACACCAAAAACCTGTTTTTGGCCCAATCCTCGGCGGGTTTTGGGCTCCAAATCGGTTTTTGGTGCAATTCCCGGCGGGTTTTGGGCTTCAAATCGATTTTTGGTGCAATCCTCGGCGGGTTTCGCGGCGTCTGGGTAGGGGCGTATTGCATACGCCCCCCAGACGTCCCGGCAGGGACGGGCACCCGGACATATTTATTCGGCCCCACGGGGCCGTCTAATGGGGCGAATGATTCACGGGCCGGGTACATGTGGGGCGAATGCAATTCGCCCCTACACCGGGTACACGTCTCAACGCCTCAACGGGCCGCCAGGCCCCAACACATAAACTATTCCTCCGGCAGGGTGATGTCCGGATTGCCGTCGCCGCCCGGCTTCTTCGGTTTCTCGCCGCCCGGCTGGGGCTGTTCGCCGGAGCCGCCGCCCGGCTTCTTCGGGTCCTTCGGCTGGTCGGGCTGCTTCGGGTCGCCGCCCGGCTTCTTCGGATCCTTGGGCTCCTTGGGCTGCTTCGGGTCTTTGGGTTCCTTCGGCTGCTTCGGCTCCTTGGGGACAGACGGTTTGCGGGGCGCACGCTTCTTCTGGGCGGCGGACTGCTTCCAGGCGGCGTCCAGCTCGGCGGCGCGCTGGTTGAGTCGGGCGGCGAGGGCTTCGAT